TTACCATCACCGGTAACTACGTTCCTCCTACCCCTGTTCCTCCAACTCCAACACCTGAAGCATAATAAATGTCGTGGGCGGGAATAGCATCAAATCAGACTGTATCGTTTAACAACCTACAGAACGCGGTGAGCACTAATGTGTTTACGCAAAAGAATGCTATTCCCGCAAGCAACGAGCAGATTACTAAGGCTGATGCTGACTTTTATGTGAACATTAATACGAGCTATGCTCCGTATGCAGCTAAGGCTTCTAATCAGCTTGTTGTAAAATCCGACTTGCAGGCTTCTACTCCTGTCGTGTCGTATCCATTCACAATATGGTACGACCAACCTTGCTATTGGGATGGGTTCTTTGTTGAGGGTGGAGCCGCTACGGACTCTGATGCGTGTGTCTTAAACACAAACTCTATTGTCCTTTACGGCAATGCTCCTACGCTAGCCAATGGGATGAGCCTGTATTATGATAGCGCTTTAACCAACAGGTGGTATGGTAACCAAGGGGGATGTGGTAACTTCTATCGTTACGGAACGGAGACGTTTATGTACTTAGATGTGCTCTCTACAGTTCAAAGCTTGACCTCTTGTTGTACGGCAGACCTTAATATTTCTGCCATATATACAGGATTAACGCAAGTGCAGATGGTGATGATGTTATCTGCTCCGCAACCAACAAACGTTATTCTAACTTTTACTTGGTGTACAGATAGTGGAGCTAGCGGATGGACTAATATTTATATTATTGCGGGTCAGTCAGGTCCTCTATACGGGATACCATTTGACCTTAGCAGAACAGGACCTACTACAGGGGGGACTTCATGGGGGTCTCAGGAAGTAGATGTTTCTGTGGCAAGCAGTGGAATTGTAAATGACTTCTTTGTATGTTCAACATCTATTTCAATTACAGGAATGCTACCATCATGTCTGAGCTATAATGCGGGCTGTGGATGCTAGAAAAATAAACTATATTTGTACTATGACGAAACAACTTACTGCAGAAGAACTAGAAACGATTCAAAACCTGCATCGTGCTTTTACTCAATCTAAGATTGCATTGGGTGATATTGAGCTGACCAAGCAGGATTTGTTGGTAGAGATTGCCAACCTTAAAAAAGAGTTCGTCGCAAACGAAAAAAGCCTTATTGAAAAGTATGGCGCTGACGCAGTTATAAATATAAAAACAGGAGAAATAACCAATGGGAAAAATTAGTACTTACGCTATTGACAGTAACGTAACCTTCGCAGACAAACTTATCGGCACTGATGCCGAGAACACAAACGAGACAAAGAACTTCACTGTTGGAAGTCTTCTTGCAATGCCTTTGTCAAACGTACCCGTATATCCAAACAATGCTGCAGCAGTTGCAGCAGGATTGCCGGTAGGAAAAATCTACCGTATCACAGGAACGGACCACGCAGGAGTAGTATACTAATCCTGACACACATGAAATCAAATCAAATTAAATATGGACATCAGGAAAATATCAATAGGACCCGACTACAAGAGTGGTGCAATGCACTACATTGTAGGGCAGAAAGTCCTTGGTGACACCTACGAGATACACCTCATTAGGTACGACGACGTATCGCAGTCAATCAAGATTTATATCATCAATGACAAGCAGGAGGTAGTATTGTGGAAGGAGTTCAACAATAACGTTCCTATCTCCATTGAACATAATATAAACTACTGATGCAATCTCCATTCGACTTCATAGTGAAGCCCCTGAATGGAAAGCGATATGACAACACAAAAGAGGTAGGCGGAATAGAACTTATCGTCAGCACTTCAGAGGAAGAGCACAAGTTCTCAAACAGATACGGTGAAGTCATAGAAGTTCCATTGCGGTATGAGGGGCCAATAGCCAAGGGCGACATACTCTTGGTACACCACAACGCGTTCAAGTTTTACAACGACATGAAGGGTCGCCAAAAGAGCGGTCGTAGCTTTTTCAGGGATGACCTGTTTTTTATAGAGCCTGACCAATTTTTTATGTACAAGCGTGATGGTGTGTGGCACACTTACAGCCGCTATTGCTTTGTTCGCCCTATTGCGGCGATTGACTCGTACGTCAAGAAGCCATTCACGCATGAGCCTTTGATGGGAGAAATGGTATATCCAAACGAATACCTCATCAGCAAAGGCGTCAAGGCCGGAGACAAAGTGTGCTTCAAGCCTGACAGTGAATACGAGTTTAATGTGGATGGAGAAGAGCTTTACAGAATATTTGACCACCAAATAACTATGATTTTATGAGCGACACAAAAGAAATAAAGCTTAGGATTATTGAAGCGGGACAGAAGGCTGTAGAGCAGTTAATCAAGGTTGCCAAGGAAGACATCATCAAGCGTGAAGAGGGCGATGAGTCAGCTCTTGCTGCGGACCGTTTGAAGAATGCAGCAGCCACAAAAAAGATTGCGATATTTGATGCGTTCGAGATTCTTGCTCGCATTGATGCGGAGAAAGAAAACCTCGAGATGCTCGAGAAGGGAGTAAGTAAAACTGATACAAAACAAGGATTTGCAGAACGAAGGGTTATATCGAATCGTTAAAGACTATGTGCCTCAGAATGCTATTAGCAAGAAGAACACAATTAAGTCTTGGCAGTACGGCTACAATGAGCAGTACGACATGGTCGTCATTTCTAAGACGGGCCAAATAGGAGATATTATCTGCATATCAGGGCTGTACATTGCCCTACCGGCTGTGCCGAAAGAGTGTCTTCAAAGACACGAAAAACCATCTGAGCAATATTGGGAGCGAGAGGATTTGCCTAAGGAGCTAGCTCGCATTCAGTCAATCTTCCAATGGAACGATATGCCTACCGAGTTCAAGGACCGATGGGTAGACTACATTGAGAGCGAGTTTGACCGAAGGGAGAATGGAGTGTGGTTTATGAACAACGGCACCCCGACTTACATAACCGGGTCACACTATATGTACCTTCAGTGGTCTAGCATTGACATCGGGTATCCCGACTTCCGGGAAGCAAACCGCATCTATTGGATTTTTTGGGAAGCATGCCGAGCAGACAACCGCTCTTTTGGCATGGTGTACCTCAAGATTCGTCGTTCGGGATTCTCATTTATGTCGTCTTCAGAGTGTGTCAACATTGCCACGCTAGCAAAAGACTCACGTGTTGGTATCCTGTCTAAGACGGGTAGTGACGCCAAGAAGATGTTCACCGATAAGGTAGTACCAATCAACAGTAGGCTGCCATTCTTTTTCCGTCCTATCATGGACGGTATGGATAAGCCGAAGACCGAGCTAGCCTACCGCGTCCCTGCCGCTAAGATTACCAAGAAGAATATGCACGACGTCGAGGGCGAGACCATTGAAGGCCTTGATACCACGATAGATTGGAAGAATACGGAAGAGAACTCGTATGACGGTGAGAAGCTGTTGTTCCTTGCGCACGACGAGAGCGCCAAGTGGGTGAAGCCAAACAACATCCTGAACAATTGGCGAGTTACCAAGACGTGTTTGCGTTTGGGTAGCAAGATTATCGGCAAGTGCATGATGGGTTCTACCTCCAATGCGCTGAGCAAGGGTGGTGACAACTATAAGAAATTGTACGAGGATTCAAGAGTTGCTGAACGTAACGCCAACGGGCAGACCAAAAGCGGGCTGTATGCCTTGTTTATCCCGATGGAGTGGAACATGGAAGGCTTCATCGACATCTATGGCATGCCTGTGTTTCGCAAGCCTGATGCCCCCGTACGGGGTGTTGATGGCGGATGGATTAAGAACGGGGCCATTGACTATTGGGAAGCGGAGGTTGATTCGCTCAAGAGTGACGCTGACGCACTGAACGAGTTTTATCGTCAGTTCCCACGCACGGAGAGTCACGCTTTCCGTGACGAGAGCAAGTCATCGCTGTTCAACCTTACCAAGATTTATCAGCAGATTGACTACAACGACTCGCAGATAGAAGCGCACAGTGTGACACGTGGAACATTCCATTGGAAGGACGGAGAGAAAGACACCAAGGTAGTGTGGTCTCCTGACTCAAGGGGTAGATTCCTTATTAGTTGGGTCCCCCCAACATACATGCAAAACAATGTTGCAACACGTAGTGGTCTCAAGTATCCCGGTAACGAGCACCTTGGCTCATTCGGGTGTGACTCCTATGACATCTCTGCAGTGGTCGGGGGCCGAGGCTCAAACGGGTCACTGCACGGAATGACCAAATACCACATGGAGGATGCCCCTGCCAATCAATTCTTCTTGGAGTACATCGCCCGTCCTCAGACGGCTGAGATATTCTTTGAGGAGGTACTGATGGCTTGCGTATTTTTCGGGATGCCTATCCTTGTGGAGAACAACAAGCCTAGATTGCTGTATCATTTCAAGAACAGGGGCTATCGCCACTTCTGTATGAACAGGCCTGACAGGCACATGAATAAACTCAGCAAGACTGAGCGTGAGCTAGGTGGTATACCGAACTCATCCGAGGACGTGAAGCAATCGCACGCCTCAGCAATTGAATCGTACATTGAGAAATACGTAGGCTTTGATGTCTCAGGGACCTATCGCTCTTCTGATGAAATAGGCGCAATGCCGTTCACTAGGACGCTTGAGGATTGGGCTAAGTTCGACATTAACGACCGAACTAAGTTCGACGCATCTATTAGTTCAGGTTTAGCGATTATGGCTAACCAAAAACACATATATTTACCTGAGAAAAAAGAGTCGAAAATTAGTATTAATTTCGCAAGGTACACTAATAGTGGAAATATAAGTGAACTCATTAGATGAAAGAAGTAATAGTAAGCATATCAACAACAAGCTTTCCGAGTCAGCTAGTATCTGACGCGCAAAAAGCTACTGTCGAATTTGGACTCCAAGTTGGGCAGGCCATTCAATATGAGTGGTTCCGCAAAGACGGAAATCAATGTCGTTACTATAGCCAATGGCGCGACTTTCATCGTCTTCGCCTATATGCTCGTGGAGAGCAATCCGTACAGAAGTACAAAAATGAACTAGCAATAGACGGGGATTTGTCATACCTGAATTTGGATTGGACTCCCGTACCTATTTTACCTAAGTTCGTAGACATCGTTGTAAACGGGATGTCTGACCGCCTGTTCAAAGTAAAGGCGTATGCGCAAGACGCACTGTCTCAGGCCAAGCGCAGCAAATACCAAGACATGCTAGAAGGACAGATGGCAGGTAAAGATGTCCTCACAAAGATTCAAGAGTCCACGGGTATCAATCCGTTTATGATGGACCCTGAGGAGCTTCCTGAGACTGACGAAGAACTGTCACTCTACATGCAGCTTAACTACAAACCGGCCATTGAAATTGCAGAAGAAGAAGCTATTAATACTCTTTTTGACGAGAACCATTACCAAGATACACGCAAGCGTGTGGATTACGACATTACTGTTGTTGGTATTGGTGTGGCCAAGCACGAGTTTCTTCCGGGAGCAGGCGTACAAATTTCGTACGTTGACCCCGCGAATATTGTTTACAGTTACACGGAGGACCCGTACTTTAAAGATTGTTTTTATTGGGGAGAAATTAAAACTCTTCCTATTACGGAGTTACTGAAGATTGACCCTACGCTTACGCACGAGCAGCTTCAGGAAATCTCTACGTACAGTCAGAGTTGGTATGACTACTACAACGTAGCTCAGTTCTACGAGAACAGTTTGTTCTACCGCGACACCGCGACTCTGTTGTACTTCAACTACAAGACCACAAAGAAGATTGTCTACAAGAAGAAAGTTCTTGAAGGCGGTGGTTCTCGAATGATTCAAAAGGACGACCAATTTAATCCTCCTATGGAGATGATGGAAGAGGGCAAGTTCGAGAAGATAGAGAAGACCATTGACGTGTGGTACGAAGGCGTCATGGTTATGGGTACCAACATTATGTTGAAGTGGAAGATGATGGAGAACATGGTTCGTCCTAAGTCTTCAACTCAGCACGCTATTCCAAACTATGTTGCTGTAGCCCCAAGAATGTACAAAGGGGTGATAGAATCGCTTGTCAGGAGAATGGTGCCCTTCGCCGACTTGATTCAAATCACCCACTTGAAATTACAGCAAGTCATTGCCCGTGTTGTACCTGATGGTGTCTTCATTGACGCTGACGGTTTGAACGAGGTTGACTTGGGAACCGGTAACGCATACAACCCTGAGGACGCACTTAGATTGTACTTCCAAACAGGTAGTGTTATTGGCCGTAGTTATACGCAGGATGGCGAGTTTAACAACGCTCGTATTCCTATTCAGCAGCTTACCTCAAACTCAGGGGCAAGCAAGACGCAGATGCTGATTGCCAACTACAACCACTACCTAG